CGGCTTGATGCTACGAATAATCTTGTATGACTTATTGCCTGTGTCGAATTCGATTTCAACAGTACAATCTTTTTGATTGATTGTATTGACAAGTTGTCCTTTGTTGATATTACGAAATGGTTTACCAAACAGAACAAAGCACAATGCATCAAGCATCGTAGACTTGCCCGAACCATTAGAGCCAACAATCAGTGTGGTGTTGTTGCCATCTAAGTTCAGTTCAGTAAAGAAGTTGCCAGTGGAAAGAAAGTTCTTCCATCTTAAATTACGAAAAATAATCATTCTATGTTTTCTGTGGATAGCGCCTCAACATAAAGTTCACGCATCAATGTTTTCAATTTATTAGGATCACTGATACTCAAACTTTGTGCATCAATAAATTTAGATAGAATAGACATGGTGTCTTCAGCTTGATTCACAATGTCTTCATCATCTTCTGTTTCACTAAATTCTGTAAAGTCTTCAACGATTGTAACATCGACTGGACCCACTTTATATATTTCATCAACAAGTTTTTCAAATAAGTATGGGTCTTGTTTATTCACAACAACAACTTTCACATAAGCATTTGCATACTTAGAGAAATCCATATTCTTCAAATCTTCAATCTTCATCTTGTCGGTGCTATTATCATCATAGTTAACTTTGTAAAACATTCTGTGAGGATTGTTTACGTATTCAACTTTCATGCTTTCAGCATCTAAGATAGCAAATTTCTTTTGATCTTGATAGTCTGACCAAAAGAGTTCGTATGGAGTTCCAACATACGTAATGCTGTCGTGTTCGGAGAACGTATGATAATGTCCACTGAACACTCTATTATAGTTGCTTAGAAACTTATAGTCAATTCCGTCGTGACTATCTATACCTCTAGACAATGGAAATCCCGAAAGTTCAAAATGACCCATGCACATCGATGAAGTGCTGTTCTTCACAAACTCAAAAATTTCTTCTTCGTTGCTTTTGCACATCCATGGGATCATATCAATCTTGATACCATCAACTTCAAGTGTTCCGGGCTTCTGCCACAAACGAACGTTGTGATAATCTCTTAGCAACAAATCTGGAGAATTAACTTCAAGACTTTCTTTCCAAAAGATATCGTGATTGCCAATCAATGCATGAAGTGTAATCCCCTCTTCGACACACCTGTCAAAGAAGTATCTGCGACTTTCCATGAGTGAATGGAAGTTGATGTACTTACGTCTATCAAACAAATCACCAAGCTGAATGATTGTTCTTACCCCACGCTCTGCCAATTGAGGAAAGAATGTTTCATCATAAAACTTTTCATAGTAAGCATGAAACGCTTTGGAATCATTTCTGACACCAAAGTGCGTATCACCTAATAGACATATTCTCATACTTTCGTTGCCCCTGCTTCTTCATTGTTGTACCGATAGACTTGTCGATTATAGCACGAATCTCAGTCAAATGCAAGATGGCAGTTTCTCTGAGATTTTGTGGTGATCTTTTGTCGTTAACAATCTTTAGCCAGTTTTCAAGTTGGGCTGGAATTGGTGTCTGCATTGTCGTTCTCCAGAAATCCATCAAATACAGTCTCTGTCTTTTTCTTTCTAGGCTTTGCACTTGCAATCTTTTTATCTTTATTCACTTCGAATGCTTTGATAAAGTCGCTAATAAATTCTTCGCTATATGAATCATGCATCACGCCGTTTAGACTTGAAGAAACATATTCTTCACCATTGTTTTCAATCAGAGAGGTAATGATTAAATTGTCCATGCTCTTGTACTTGATATACAAATGTTTTTTCTCTTTTTGAATTCTTCGCAAGAATGCATAGTAGATGATTTGGGTAAAGTATGCAAATGGATTCTTAGACTTCTCGGGGTCAAAGTTATCAATGTACAGTAGACAGTTTTCGATACCATCAGACACCATATCTTCTTTGAATGTGTAGTTTGCAAAGTTTGGCTTACGTGCTAAGTGCGTTGCAATTTTAAACAAGCATTCGCCAATGTACTCGGGTACTCTTGGGCGTTCGCCGTTTGTTGCTTCTGCTTCTTTGACAGCGGCACGAAAAACAACCATCTCTTCTAGGAAATGTTCGTTGTTTACGTAATGTTTTACTTTTGCTGGTTTAGCGGTATTGGTAGTAATGCTCATGTTTCACCTTAATTAGTTGACAAACACTTGACAATGAGTTATTATCACTGTGTTCCCTTTGATAAAGACTTAATGTAATATATGATTGTTAGATGAACTCATTGTTGATCTCATCTTGTCAATCTCTTCTTTGATTTCAGACATTCTATCGTCTGGTTGGATTTCAATCTCATCTTCTTCACTCGACTCAAATTCTTTATACGCTTCACTATAGACTCTTATGATTTCTGATGTTGCTTCAGACACCGAAACAATACTCTGTTTAAATATTCTAGAAGGCAAATCAAAATTTGTAAGTGGATCCCATTTCATCATAGACAAGCTGAACGTATGTTCATCAGAAATTCTAGGGACAAGAACAACTCTCATAGGACGATGAACTTCAATGTACCCTCTACTTTCTTCAACAACATTACCGATGATAGTATCACCGTTTGTTAGTTTTAGTACTTTACAAAGCATTATTCTTCCTTTAAGTTTAACGTATAAATTTTATATTCAAACTTTTCATCGTTGTAAATTTTCATTCGTTCGATAAAATGTTCTAACGTAAAATTCTTTCTACTCTTATGTGTCATGTCATCTGATATGTCATATAGAATAGCTTCTTTCTTATTATCTCCCAAACGCAATCCTCGACCAATAGACTGTAGTGTTCTAATCTTACTCTTGCTTGGTGAAGCAAAGATAACATTGTGTAGATTACGAATGTTGATACCAGTAGAAAATGTTCCGTATGATGCTACGATAATTGCATTCTCTTCATTCTCAGTAATTCTACGAACTTCTTCTCTTTCATCTACTCCAACAGCACCATGAATAAAGAATACAGGTCTATTTTCTTCTACTGCGTCCTTAATCATATTATACAATATTCTGCCATGTTTGTCAACAAATTGATAGAGTAGAAGAGTATTACCTTCTAGACTCAGAGTCAAATTTCTAATGAATCTATTTCGTGACGGCTTACCTATAATATAATTTATCTCATCTTGATATTTAAAATTCTTACCTAGCTTACATGACTCTTCGTTATGCTTAAGCACCAATGCTTTAATTCTAAACTTCGCTAATCGTCCAGAGTCAATCAATTCTTTTGTTGTTGTAATCTGTTTGACTTTACCGAACAAACCTTCTAAGACTAATCTATGTGTCTGTGTACCATCTAGCGTACCTGTCAGACCAAATCTATACTTGCACTCTGTTAGTTTTGTTAGAATCGATATCAACGACTTTGCTTTAAACAAATGCGCTTCGTCTCCAACAACTAATTCAAATCCTTCAAACCATTCTTTTGGCATCTTGTAAATTGACTGCCATGTAGATATGACGATGGGGCAATCAGTTTGTTTGCTTGCGCCTGACATAATCTGGTGTATGTATTTATCACTCTCAAACCCATAGTCTTCAAAGTCTTTGTATAGCTGTGCGACAAGTGAAATCGTAGGAACAATGATAAGAGTCTTGCAATTTAAATATCTCGCAATGAGATATATGATAAGCGACTTACCAGATGCTGTGGGTGATACTAATAGATTTCTTCGACTACGTACAGCATGAATGAATGCATCTATTTGATAGTCTCTCACTTCAAAAGGAATGCCTAAAGTATCAATGAAGTCTTTTGCTTCTGCTACAGAAAATTCATCATACGTTTCTACTGATTCATCAAATTCAATTTCATATTCACGTTCTTTGGCAAACTTCTCTAAGTATGGAATCAAACCATAATAGATTTGTCTATTCTGTGAATTGAACAGACGTATCTTTCCATCCCACACTTTGTTTCTAAATGCGGGCATGAATTTATAACCAGGAACGTAGAACGTGAAGTATTCATTCAACTCCATTGCATCGGAGTTCTCACACTTAATGTGTGCGTAGACTTCATCTACTTTTGAGATATAGAGTTTATTGTACACCTTGCGTAAACTTCTTCCATTCTATAGCGTTCTTAATCTGAAAATTGCGTTGGTTGACGTTCTTAAGTACTTCTTCCAAAAACGCTAACTTTTCTTTTTGATTGATTATGCGAACATTGTTGTGTATAATATCTTTGTCAGAGTCAAGATACATATCAACTTCATTTTTCATCAGACGCTTAACGAAAGGCTCCCAATTGAGTTCGTCAAGTTCTTCTTGTGAAAGTTTTCCATTGTAATACTCATACTTCTTCAAAGATAAATCTTTGCTTTGAAACTCAAGTGCTTTGAGTTTGCGTCTTTCGTCAAAATAAATTTTGAGATACTTACTGTGTAATTCTGGTATCTTTAAAGATGCGATACCCAACTCTGTGGAGTCAACTGTAGCGTCCAGTCTCCACTCTTCCATCATTTGATCTAATGTCATATTCAATCCTCATATCAATATTCGTAATCATCATAATAACACATTTACGGGTAAATGTCAAATGTTTGTTGCTTCGTAGTAAGTATAGTTAAACGTTGCTGTAGAAGTAATAAAGTCTTGATTATCTACAGACGAAAATTGCATGTCTCCTAATTCGGTAGGATATACTCCATAGAATTCAATTTTAAAGTTTGGGTTGTTTGCGTTTGTCTTAATGAATAATGTTGCATCAGAAGTTACGCTGTCGAGCAATTCATCATTATCTTTTAGACCACCACGTTTATCAAACCCTTTTGGATTTCCTAGTTTAAATATCCAATTGTACAATTCATACCATGATTGCATGTCTTCATCTACAATGAATGTTAATGTCAATGTTCCAAAGTTAATTTGATTTCCTGGAACACTTAATGCAGAAAATGGTGTATTGATTGTAGTAGACTGTAAAGATAAACTTGGTAGATTTACAGCTTGTACAAAATATGTGAAGTTAGGAATTCGTCTAAGAATAAAATCAAATTTATTATTAGAAAGAAAACTTTTATTTGCTGGTGTTGTTGTTAGGGTAGCCATATTATCTCCTTTTGTCTTCTATTTATGCAGACAAAAAAAGAGGACCCTAAGGCCCTCTTTTCAATACCGATGTTTCTCGGCTTAATCAATTACATCAAGTTAGTAATTGCAATTCTACGATAGTAGACGTTCTTGTTAGCAAATGCTAATGTACCATCAGCGGCTGATGTTGCGAATGGATTTGCAACCATGCCGTAGCGAGTCTTGAATCCAATTTTTGGTTGGAAAGAATCTTGACCAACTGCACGAACCATTTGCAATGGAACGTATGGGCAATAGAACAAGCCAGCGTCAAAAGCTGAAGTGCCTTTGTAACCGATTGTTGCGTAGTGTGTACCAGATGTTGCGGCGAAATATGGATCGATGTAAACCTTGATACGACCGTTCAATACACCAGCGAATGTGTTACCTGTGTCATCAACTTGTAAGTTGTTAGATGCAAGTGCTGGAGTGTAATCAAGTACACCAGCCATTTGCAATGCAGATGCTACGTCTGAAGAACAGATAAGCACGTTACCTTTACCTCTACGAGTTGCTTTAGCGATTGCGTTAGACTCACGCTCTAATTGGAACATCAAGCCTTTGAATTTCTCAACTGACCAACGACCGTTAGCATCAACGTCAAGGTTGAATGTACCAGCAGTTGTAACGTTTTCTTGTGCGCCAACTGTAGCAGTCAAGTTGATAGTACGAACAACTTCACGATTGATTTCAGCTAAGATTTCTGTAGAAAGAATGTTAGCTAATTCTTGTTCAGCATCCAAACCATGAACTGCTTTCAAGTCTTGTGCAAGTTCCATTGTGTATTCTGCTTTCAAAGCACGGCTACGTGCAGTA